GACTTGTTTGTGGAAAATAAAATTGCACACATTGATGACAACGATACATACATTCAATTTTCTGATAATCAAATAGCAATCAAAGCAACCGGCTCGAATGTCACCATTGGTGAATCTATCGAATTTTCAGTAAGCGGAGAAAATAAATTAGCTATCGACACGGATGGGCGCTTGCTAATTAATTCAAACGAAGCGCTTGGAGATTTTTCAATGAGCGGGGCCGCATATATAGACGAACTGTATATCGCCGGACAAGATGGAGAGTGGGAGAAACTCACTCCTCGAGGATATGATGAGTCTGTGCATTTTTCAACAAATTTAGTTGCAGGAGAAGATGTGTATGAAATTGATTTCCCAAAGACCTTTGGGTCAAAACCTGTAGTGCATGTAACGTTAAACAATGACGGAGGAGGAGAGGTTGTTGCTTTTAATATTAAAAACATAACAAACAGCTCGTATTTTATATCATTCAGCCAACCATTATCAAACGACAATTATTCTGTAGAAACTCAAGCTACAACAAGTGCAGAATATTCTCTTCATCAAACGCTGACGCAATCTTTTACAAGGGATATAATACAAGGTCAAGAAAGCTATACGATAGAGTTTCCCAATCCATTCTTAAAGAAACCCACTGTATCAGCGACTCTTGAGCGTCAAATGTCTTATAATGTTGATGATCCAGCAGAGCCCGGAGATGCTTTTACATACAATTCTCAATTTTATTTTGCGATAGATCAAAATGTCTGGCGAAGAGCGACTTTTGTCGAACAAGAGCGAGCTCCTGGAGTGCCAGGTGAGACTCAATTTGATAATGACTTTTTTTATGTTTGCATTAACGACACTTTATGGGGATCACTTCCTTTGGTTTTTCTAGACGGAAACCCACCACCTCAAGATTTGGATGATGACGGATTTGATTATGATGATAATTTTATATACGTTCAAACATCTGAAGGGTGGAAGCGCTCGGCTATTTCAAGCTGGCTTTCAGAAGGAACTCCAACATTTGTTCCCTACATGATCTCTAATGTTACAGAGTCAAGTTTTCAGATTAATTTTGCATCACAACTCAAGGCTCCGCATTTTTTACATATCATCGCTTCACGATAAAACTTGACAATGTTTCGACTATGTGCTATAGTTGAAGCATGAAAAATCTATTGTACAGAACCAAATGTTATTTGGTGGGCCACATGCAATATGTAAGCGGTCGTAATTGGAGAGATCACGTAACAAAAGAGCTTGAGCCATTGAGCATCACATGTTTTGATCCATACAAAAAACCATTCATCAAAGATGTAGAAGAAGATGAAGCAAGTCGCCAAGAAATGGAAACATGGATGCGCACAAAACAATATGATCGTGTGACTGAGCGCATGAAAACTGTGCGCGCATACGATTTGAACTTGGTTGATCGCAGCGATTTCATTATTGCACATCTTGTTCCTGAAGTGGCAAGTTGGGGAAGTGCTGAAGAAATCGTCACAGCTGTTCGCGAAAAAAAACCTGTATTTGTAAGCATGGAAGGTGGCAAAGCAAAAACTCCGCTATGGATGCTTGGCATGTTTCCTCACAAATATATCTACAATAGTGTTGACGAAATCGTTGAAATGCTGTATGCTATTGATGATGGAAACAAACCCATTGATTCAGACCGCTGGCGCTTGTTAAGAAAAGAATATAGATGACAGTTTTCGCGGCTTCATATTTTGAATTTTTTACAGGTGATTTTTTATTTTTTGGATTATTAGCTGCAATTGTTTTTGCATTTCAGAAAAAGAAAGATGATGATTTTTATAGTAAATGAAACAAAAAATAATACGATTATCATTTGATAATGAACAAGACATTATTGCCTTAATTGAGAAATCAATTAAAAATAAAGACAAAATATTACCTTTTCAACTTAAACCAACAACCAGAAATTATAATAATTTTTATAAAATAGAAATTTTTCCCGTTCTGTTTGACGAGGACCCTGCATTCGGTTATTGGTTGGATGACAGATTGATAGGTTTTGCTGCATGTTCAACTAAAGCTTGTGAATTTTATGAGCTAGAAACACCTACAGCTATAGGCGTGATTGATTTGGTAGATCCAGATTTTAGAAGGCAGGGAGTGTCCACCCAATTAAGGACTAGTATTTTAATGGAATTAAAGTCTCGAGGATTCAAAAGAGTGATCTTGGATTTTTTAAACTCAAACACTGCTTCATTAGACTGTTCTCTTAAAATAGCAAAAGAACATTCTATAGATTCAACTATAGTTTCTAATAAAATATTATATTATATATAATATGCTTGCGGCAATTATACTTATACACATACTAGTAATATTAGCAAATTTATTTTGTTTATTAATTTTAATCGCAGAACTTTTTTCTTCCAGTTCAGATTACGACTGGTTCATTTTGTTTCCAGCTATAGTTTTTCTTATCTCTCTACTTTCTTCAAGCGAGTCGTGCATTCTCACAAGAATAGAAAATAAAATTAGATTAAAAAAAGGCTTGCCACAAATTAAAGCTTTCATCAAACATTATTTTTTTAAAATTAATACTTGACATTATTTTAAATATATACTATAATCAATTCCATGAACAGCAAAGTATCAAAACAAATCAGAGAAATATTAAATTACGATCCAAATTGTAATGATGCAACAAGCAAGCGAGTATATTCTCGCGCAAAAAAACAATACAACAAACTTAGCAAAGGCGCAAAACCTTTATTTATACAAGAACTACAAAATTTATACAACAAATCAAATTAATTATGAGTAATCAAACGCAAGAAAAGCAAGAATCAAAGTGGCGTAGCCGCGAGCTCGGAGCTCTGTGGGTACGAAGTGGCAAGAATCAAAAGTATCTTTCTGGTACTATCAACGTAGAAACAATGCCCGGGGTTACAGAACCTGTCAAGGTTGTTGTATTCACCAACAAGGGCAGAGAAAAGAACGAGAAGGCTCCCGACTATGTAGTTTATCGTTCTGAAGATAGTGAGCAATCACAAAGCAATGTTGAGCAAGTTGCGACACAAGCAGCTCAAGAAGTTTCTTCTGCTTCTTCAAATTCCTCTGACGAGGACATTCCCGAAGAATTGTTCTAACCCTTTAGTGTAAGAAAACATATGGAAAAACCATTCTGGCATAGTAAAAAGTTTTGGGCAGCTGCAGTAGCAACTGGAGTGCCCATCATTAATCACGTATGGGGATTGGGTCTTACTCAAGACGCAATCATGCAGATTGTAACTCCTGTTGTCGCTTATATTCTCGGTCAAGGTCTCGCCGATCTTGGCAAGAACAGTGGCAAGTAATTGTTCTTTCACATTTTTGGGCGCGTACTGGATTTGATTTAAATTGGATTCATATGCTGCAAGTCGAAGAGGTGCCCGGCTTCGTTAAAAGGCACAAACTTGTACATGGCAAGAATAAAAATCGTGTTGAGAGCTTCAGCCCTGTGGCTGAGGCTCTTGCGTTAGCAGCTTAGTTCTGCTACCCCCTCCCTGTCGGACGCAGATACGGTAGGTGAGGGGTCAACCATCTGCAAAACAGAAAAAAGTTTATTTGTATCACAAACTGTAAATAATTGAAATGAATAGTTGGATGTTTATATCGTAACTATAAAAAAAATAAACTAAACTTGTAGATGTATATTTTTGAAGATTTAAAGACGCGAGAATCGAAGCTCGCCGCGTCCACCATTTTATGTTAGCTCCTTCCACAGAAAAATATATATTTGACGAAAGTTCGCGGCTTAATTTTTACGACAAGCTGGAAACTTTTCAAGAATATTTTGTGGATAAAATTTTGCTGATGGGAGTGGCGGCGAATGGAACAAGTATGCGAAACATACATTTTGAAAAAAACACAGATCATGGATATTTATTTTATGATATATTGATTGAAGCAATAGAAACAACATCTCCTTTTTTGATCGCCGAATTGATAAACGAGAATCGCCGCGAAATGCAGTGTTGTTTTTATGATTTTGGTGAATCAGAAGGTGTAAGATATATATATATGTTACAAAACGCAATGGACTGGACAAGCAAAAATGATTTTTTTTGTCAATTACATAGTTTAATAGAACCTACTCAAGAAATCATAAACAATTTTTGGAGCGCATGAAAATACTAGACAAGATAAAATCATTCAATCCTTTTGTTAAAAAAAGCGAAGATAAAACAATACAACAATTTGTTCTTGAAAAAATAGCCGCGAAAAAGAGCGACATGCAAGATCGCCCCAAACATCTTTCAGAGCAAGAATGGCGAGCAATTTTGGATGACATGGCATTTGGTTTTAAAGTCAAGCAAACCAACACAATTTTAAAATCTCCAACTCGAAAACGACAAAGACAACAAAAAGTCGAACGCGCATTTAAATTATTTGAAGTGTATATAAAACACTTATGAATGACGAAAACGACGAAGAATTATTTATCTCTGGACCACTAGATTATGACGAACAAACAGATTCATTTCGAATGGATTTGGAGAATTTAATTTATCATTACATCGACGAATTTGACATCAATACAATCACAATCATTGGCGCATTGCAAGAAAAAGTAGTTGAGCTTTCCAACGAAGGCAATGTAGAATTTGAGTCGGATATTGATTTAGATTAATTTTTCGCTTGACTAAAGCGCCACATTATGAGATAATACTCTCATATGAAAAAAATCTCATTAAACAAAGATGGTACTCCCCGCAAACGCCGCAACAGTGGCAAAGGCGGTTCCGCTATTGTGACCTTGTCTATTCAAGAGATTCTTGATCTTGCCGCGCAAGATGTTAACAAAATTCCTGTGAGTGAGGATTGGGTAAAGGGAAGACTTTACGCAAACTACCTTTCAGGCAAGAAAGTTTCTCATGATTTTTCTGATCTGCAATCCGCAGAAGACAAGATTGAATATGCACTTACCGACTTTGACAATGAATAATTATTTTTCTCATCTTATTGGGCAAGACAACGTAAAGAAGAAGCTCAATTTTTATCTTAAAGCATACGAAGCAACAAGCGTTTGTCCATTTTTAAACTTGGTCGGCGCAAAGGGTCTTGGTAAAACATTGTTTGCAAAAGAGTTCGCGAAAAACCTCAAGAATCGCGATGGCAGCAAGCGTCCATTTCTTGAACTCAATTGTTCGACAATTAAAAACAACGAGCAATTCTTCGAGCAAATCTTTATTCCGTTGATTATGAACAACGAGATCACCATTCTTTTTGATGAAGCTCATGCGCTTCCCAAAGATCTTACCATGGCGTTTCTAACCATTTTCAACACCGAAAAAACAAACACCAAAGAATTCACATACGAAGAACAAACCTTCACATTCGATTTCACCAAGCAAACATTCATCTTTGCCACAACCGAAAGTGATAAACTATTTCCTCCATTAAAAGATCGTCTTAGCACAGTTGACTTTGAACAATATTCAAGCGACAATCTATCAGACATCATCAAATTAAATTGTGATGGTATAAATTTCAGTGATGAATCATTGCAAAAATTATCTTTAACAGTTCGTGGTAATGCGCGAAATGCTGTAATGAGAAGCAAAGAAATTTGTTTGTATTGTGAAAGTGAAAATAAAAACACATTTGATGTAGAAGATTATCACAAGCTTACAGATCTTCTTGGTATTTTACCACACGGCATCACATGCACCGAGCGCCAAATTCTCGAGATACTTGCTGATCGTGGAAGTTGCAAACTGCAAACTCTTTCTGCTGTTACAGGTCTTAGCCCAACAAGTTTACGACGAGACCACGAAGTTTACCTGCTCAGAAAAAACTTTATGCAAATCGACGGCGAAAGAAAAATCACCAATTTCGGTAAAAATTTAATAGAATCAATATAATAAAAAATGACAGACACAAAACAAAAAACAGTATATGTAGTGACTCGCAATTCGCGAAGAATTGAAGATAGAAATTATGCATCTCGCGAAGATGCAGAAGCTCGCGCGCAAAAGCTTGTTGATATGCTAAAGACGTGGAAAGATCCCGACCAACGAAAAGTTAAAGTTGTGGAAACATCCTCTCCAGCCAAGATAAGATAGTGGAAGAGTTACCGAGTCAAGAACAGAAGATTTCTTTTGAAGATCTTGCTACAGCAAGGGGATATTCTCCCAAGCGTGCATACCGAAGAGATTACAACAATGTAACACATCTTCTTAAAGCAAAAGGCAAAAACGGAAAGCCTATGGAAATTCGTTTTGATGTCAAAAAAATCAAAAACAAAAAACAAAGCCAAGAATGGTTGTGGATTGAATTCAAAAACGCCAAGGGTGAAGATGGATGGATTCATGGCGACGCACATTTTGTAGCTTTCGAAAGAAATTATGATTTTATTGTTGTGAATCGTAAAGAAATGGTAAAGATGTTGAACGGCGGAAAGATAAGATACGATCTGCCTTTTGTTGATCTTGCCAAAAAAGCAAAGTATAGAATTTATAAACGAAGCGGCAAACCCGAAGAGATCACACAAATCAATGTCAAAGATTTGAAAGGTCTTGAGAGTTATCAGCTTTGGAAAAAGCAAGATGCCGCATCAGAATGAACTAGATCGTACATACATTCAAATGGCCACTGTTTGGTCGCGTCTGTCTAAGGCTCGGCGCAAGCAGGTTGGCTGTTTGATTGTGCGTGACGGAACCATCATTAGCGATGGCTACAACGGCACTCCAAGAGGTTTTGATAACAATTGTGAGGTAGAGGATGAAGTTCCAAGCATGCTTGCTTCACGGGGCTATACGCTGGTCACGAAACCTGAGGTATTGCACGCAGAAAGTAATGCAATTACCAAGCTCGCAAAAAGCACACAGTCGAGCGCGGGTGCAACAATGTACACAACCGCATCACCTTGTCTTGATTGCGCAAAATTAATCATACAATCTGGAATACATCGCCTTGTATACAATGAATTATATAAAGACGAACAAGGTATAAATTTATTAAAAAAAGCAGGTGTGATTGTGGAACGATGTGATTTATAATTTATAATCGTACATGTTTGAAGGAATATGCATTTTAATTATTGCGGGTTTGGTTTGGTATATATATCAGCCCAAGCAAGATGAAAGCGTTGTTGATGAATTGAGAAATGAAAATGAATTTTTGAGAATGCGATTGAATGCACACGATGTGGAGCATCAAACACGCGAAGAAAACTTTACACAAACAATAAAAAATTTACAAAGCGCCCTTGACAAACAACAAAACAACGTACAATCTAGTAGTCACGATTATAAACAAAAAGAAAAACAATTAGAATCAAAGATAATTGAATTGGAAAAAAAATTAAATGATGAAACAGTGGCGCGCAAAAAAGTTTTATCGCAAAAGAAAAGTGGTGAGGTTAGGCTTGGACATATCGCCGAAACACTCGCACCATTTTTAGATCAATTTGAATTTGAACCCGAACGCTGTTCATTTTTAGGACAGCCAATCGATTACATTTCATTTGGCGATGATGAAATTACATTCATCGAAGTCAAGAGTGGCAACAGTCAACTCAGTCAAAAGCAAAGACACATCAGAGATTTAGTAAAACAAAAATTAGTATCATGGAAAGAAATCAGAATACAGTAAACTTGAAATTCAAAAAAATTTTTTCGGCGGCAAAGGTTCCAGCCTACACAAAAAAAGGTGACGCGGGAATGGATTTGGTCGCAATTTCTTTAAAAAAATCGGCGGGTTTCTACGAATACGGAACAGGCTTGGCGATGGAGATGCCTGAAGGCTATGTGGGTCTTATATTTCCACGCTCTAGCATATCCAAGACAGATCACTATTTAAGAAACTCGGTTGGAGTGATAGATAGCGGTTATCGCGGCGAAATTAAAATTCGAATGAGCACTCCATTGCTTGGTGGAGTAGAATATAAAGAGGGCGATCGTATCGCTCAGCTCATTATTATGAAACTGCCATGGGTTAACATTGAAGAAGTAGAAGAATTGTCAGACACAGATCGCGGAGAAGGCGGATTCGGAAGTACAGGAAATTAATTTTAGGGTTGACATCTCATTCAATTTATGAGATAATGCTTGCATGTTCAATATTAAATCAAAGTTAAAAAAAGCAGTTATGAAAAAATCAAATCAAAAATACTTCGTAGTTTACCGCAATGCTGACAATCAAGTCAAGACCTATGAAATTGGTCGCCCCGATCTAAGTGAATCTTTTGGCAATCGCGGCGAAGAGCGCAACAATGTTGGATTCAAGGCTTATTGCTTTGGCCGCAAAGAAGTTCGTTCTTTTCGTCACGACCGAATCATTTCCTTGACTCGCGCTTCGTGAATCAAGCGATCGTAGATTACGGTCTAAACAAGTTTGTACCCTTTGGAATTGTAGGATTTTTATTGTTCTACAATTTCGGGTATGAAACTTGGGAGCCATTCGTTATAATGGCTCTTGTTTTTTTTATAGATCGTTTTAGTTTTAAAACAGGTTATGCAGTTTGTTTCTGCGAACAAAATGGAATAG